GTGGTAAAAGCAGGCAGCGTGGTGGGCAAAGGGCGTGACATGGAAGTATTAACGCCCTGCTGCAATTCCACTGCCAATCGCACGGGTGATGAGGTTGTGACCGCGTACTTGGTGCGCAATGAGCCTCGCATGCCGACAAATGCCGGAGCCAAATAGTGCAAAATATGATTAGACACATAATTGAATGGCTTTGCAAGTGTAGTGGCATGCATGGCATAGAGAGAACTGGCATAGCCATAAAACTCAGGCATATTGTACATACCCACTGAAAGGAAAGACCCGGAAGACGCAGCGCCAGAAAACCGCAGCATAGAATGCACCGTGTAACGGCGCAAAAGCTGGCGGAAACTGGTGATGCGCTCCCCCATGTAAACCAAAGCAGTGTTGTCGACATCGCTACAATGAGCAAATGTCTCCGTGGTACTGGTGTCACCACACCCAGGCTCATTGCCATCGTTAGCAACGTCCATGTCCCCCGCTTGCTCTACCGCGCGATTAAACGTGGCATAAAGCGGCAAGGCCTGAGGAGCTGCAAGCTCAATGTCATTGCAACTGACAAACACATTGACGAATATATCATTGTTGACTGTCGAGTTGGGAGTGGCAAGAGTACTCATGACAAATATGCCAAGCACCCCATTCACCTGATTGGATGCAGGCGTCACCGGAATTGAAGTCGTGCCGTATAACTGCGGTATCGAGGAGTCAAAAGTGAGGAAATGCTGGTTGCACCCCCACTCAACTTCAACAGTGACATCGCGATCGGTTGACACGTCGACAATCCGTTGGTACTGGACATTGGACTCCAAAGACGTGATGGTGTTGGGGTCCCATACCAAGCGCAGGCGCCCGCGATGGTAGGCGGATGCGACGACCTGGAAGCGAAAACGCACCTTGCCACGCCAAAAGCGGAATGGCCAAGTAGCAAACGCACACGCAGGCAAATAAACATCCGCGCCATTGCGCGCCAACAGCATAGGCGTGACTGCAGAGTTCCAAATCAAATCACCAGACACTGCACCGGTAGTCCAAGAGAACGAAGTCAAATAGGATTCCCTGGCAGCAATGCTGGCAAGATTGAGCTCATCAGACAACTCG